GAGGGCCGAAAGGCCGTCTCCGCCGGACCCGCGGCGCCCTCAAGTAGAGAGTTTTTTTCGTGATCCGCGAAATTTAGGCCCATGACCACGACAAAACGAGGCCGGGGACGGCCGGAATATGTGCCCACCGATGAAGCCCGCGAGAAGGTGCAAGTCCTTCGCGCGCAAGGCATGTCGAAGGAAGCAATTGCCTCGGCGATGGACATCCACGTCGAGACGCTGGTGAAGCATTTTTCCGTGGAGATGGAATGCGCGGTCGCCAAGAAGACCGCTGACGTGATGATGGCGCGATACCGCTCAGCGATCGGCGGCAGTGTGCCGGCACAGAACAAATTCCTCGAGCTGGCCGGCGCCTTGCCGCCGCCACCGAAGAAGGAGCCCAAGCCGCCGAGGCTGGGCAAGAAAGAGCAGGCCGAGCTTGATGCCCAGGCCGAGCCTGAGGATTCCGATTGGGGAACGCTGCTGCAGTAGAGGCATGGGACTTCTCATGCCCTGATTGGGCTGAGCGCCTCGCCGCTGGCAAGTCCATCATCCCGGACTTGCCGCTGGACAAGGTGAAGGCCGAAAAGGCCGTCCGCATCTTCAACAAGCTGCGGATCCCGGACATCGCCGACCAGCCATCCTTTGCCGTGGCTGGTGCTGAGTGGTTCCGGGACATCGTTCGGGTGATCTTCGGATCGCTCGATGACGAGGGCGTCCGGCATGTGCCCGAGGTGTTCTGCCTCGTCGGCAAGAAGAATTCGAAGACGACGAACGGCGGCGGACTGATCGTCACGGCGCTGCTCGAAAACAAGGTGCCGCGCGGCGAGTTCCTGTTCATCGGCCCGACGCAAGAGATCGCCGACCTGGCCTTCCAGCAAGCGGCCGGCATGATCGATGCCGACGAGACTGGATACCTGCAGAAGCGGTTCCACGTCATCGAGCACCGGAAGACGATCCGGGATCGGAAGACGAAAGCCTTCGTGAAGGTGAAGACCTTCAGCATGAAGGTGATGACCGGCTCGAAGCCGATCGGAGTGCTGATTGACGAGCTCCACATCATGGGAGCGATCCACTACGCCGCCCGCGTCCTGGGGCAGATACGCGGCGCCTTGGAGTCGAAGAAGAACAGTTTCTTGCTGATCATCACGACGCAGAGCGATGAGCCGCCGGCGGGAGTGTTCAAGACCGAACTCGACTATGCCCGCGCTGTCCGCGACGGGAAGATTGTGGGCTCGCGCATGCTGCCGATCCTGTACGAATTTTCGGAGGCGATGCAGACCGACAAGAGCAAGCCGTGGGCCGATCCGAAGAACTGGCCGATGGTGATGCCGAACCTCGGACGCTCGCTCCATCTCGATACGATGATTGCCGGCTATTCCGCCGCGGTGGAGAAAGGCGCCGAAGAGGAGCGTCGCTGGGCATCGCAGCACCTCAACGTGCAAATCGGTCTGGGCCTTAAGGCGGGGCGCTGGCCTGGTGCTGAGCACTGGGAAGCGGCCATCGACATGGAGCTTGCCTATCTGCCGCACTGGCAGGCGCTGGATCGACTTCTGCGCCGCAGCGAGGTGGCCGTCGTCGGTATCGATGGTGGTGGGCTCGATGATCTGTTCGGGTTCACGGTCCTCGGGCGCGAGCCGACCGAGATCGAGGTCGAGATCGAAGTCGACATCGAAGTCAATGGCGTGATGACGACCGCCTTCGTAACAAAGCCGATGAAGCGTTGGCTGGCATGGTCTCATGCTTGGTGCCATCGCGGAGTCCTGAAACGGCGCCCAGCGATAGCGACCATACTTGAGGACATCGCCAAGGCTGGGGAACTGACCATTCTCGACCAGCCCCTGGGTGACGTCGCGTCGATCATCGATCGCGTCGAGCGGATCAAGAACATGAACCTTCTGGGCGGGGTGGCCGTAGACGCCTCCGGCCTCGGCGAAATGGAGGACGCCCTCGATGAGATCGGCGTCACCCAGGAGTCTGGGCTGCTCGTTGCCGCGCCCCAGGGCGGCTGGATGATGTCGTCCATCAAGGGAGCCGAGCGCCGGCTCGCCTCTGGCCTGCTCAAGCATGCCGGCGGCCCCTTGATGCGCTGGTGTGTCCCGAACCTCAAGATCGAGCCGACGGCCACCGGCATCCGGGCGACGAAACAGACGGCCGGCGATGCCAAGATCGATCCCGCGATGGCGATGTTCAACGCCGTCACCCTCATGAGCAGGAACCCCGTCGCCCACAGGGTGGCGAAACCTCAACTGCTCTTCATCTGACCCCAAGGGGACCTGAACATGAACCGGGCTTTCTCGCTCCTGACCGTCAAGGCGGTCGAGGATGATAGGCGCATTATCCGCGGCGTGGCCACGACGCCGGAAACCGACCGCGTCGGCGACATCGTCGAACCTCTGGGCGTGTCGTTCAAGAACCCCATGCCCTTCCTGTGGCAGCATCAGCACGATGCGCCCATCGGCACCGTCAAGTTCGACAAGCCCACGAAGGACGGCATCACCTTCGAGGCCGAGCTTCCGACCATCGACGAGCCGGGCGCGCTGCGCGACCGCATCGAGGAAGCCTGGCAGTCCATCAAAGCCGGGCTGGTCCGGGCCGTCTCCATCGGCTTCCGCGCTATCGAGTACGCCTGGATGGACGATGGCGGCATCCGCTTCATCAAGACTGAGGTCTTCGAGTTGAGCGCGGTCACGATACCCGCCAACGCCCAGGCCCTCATTACCGGGACGTCGAAGTCGCTCGATGAAGCAGCCCTGTCAGTCCTCAAGAGTTTCGACACGAACGCTCCGGCCGCGTCTGGCCGCCCCGAGCGCTCGGGTACGAAAGCCCCCGCCGGCGCCTCGGCGAAATCCTTCAAACCCGTTGATTTGCGCCCCAAGGAGGGCACTACCATGAAGACTCTCGCCGAGCAGATCGCTGCTCTCGAGGCCAAGCGCCAGGCCAATACGGCGCGCATGACCGAGATCATGCAGAAGTCGGCCGACGAAGGCCGCTCGACCGATGAAGCCGAGCAGGAAGAGTTCGACGGCCTGTCCGCCGAAGTCGAGGCCCTCGACGGCGATATCAAGCGGCTGCGTGCTCTGGAAAAGACCCAGGTGGCTACTGCCAAGCCCGTGTCGCAGGTTCGCTCGGTCGAGGATGGCACCTCTGCCCGTGTCGGCATCGTTCTGAAGACGGCGGCCCCGGCGGCAGGTATCCGCTTCGCCCGTTATGCCCGCTGCCTCGGTCTCGCCCGCAAGTCCGGCCGCGACCTCATGAGCGTGGCGGAAAGCGAGTATGGCCAGCGCGACCCGGACCTGGTCGGGATCATCAAGGCGGCCGTGGTTGCGGTGAACTCCACGACCGACGCCGCCCTGATCGGCAACGAGGGTGGGTTCGCTGACTTCGTCGAATACCTGCGCCCGCTGACCATCGTCGGTCGGTTCGGCAATGCGCCGATCCCGGCGCTCCGCCGCGTGCCCTTCCGCGTTCCGCTCATCAAGCAGACCGGAGGCTCCACGGGCTACTGGGTGGGTGAAGGCAAGGCCAAGCCTCTGACCAAGCCGACCTGGGACCGCACCGAACTGGCTCCCCTCAAGGCGGCCAATATCGCGGTGGCCACCATGGAAGCGCTGCGCGACAGCTCGCCTTCGGCTGAAATGCTGCTCCGCGATGATCTTGCTGCTGCTATCGCGGCTGCCGTCGATACCGCGTTCGTCGATCCCTCCAATTCCGGGACCAGCGGCGTCAAGCCGGCCTCGATCACCAATGGTGTCACGCCCATTGCGTCCTCGGGCAATGACGCCGCGGCGATCCGCGACGACGTGCGGCAGGCTATGGGTGTCTTCGTCGCCGCCAACAACGCCCTTTCCTCGGGCGTCTGGATCATGTCGGCCATGACCGCGCTCAGCTTGTCGATGATGCGCACTGCGCTCGATCAGCCGGAGTTCTCCGGCATCACCATGAGCGGAGGGACCTTCTTCGGGCTGCCGGTGATCGTGTCCGAGTACGTCGATGGCTACGTTGTCCTGGCCAACGCCTCCGACATCTGGTTCGCCGATGATGGTGGTGTCGCGGTCGATATGTCGACCGAGGCCTCGCTCGAAATGTCGGATGCGCCCACGGGTTCCTCGGTCACCCCGACCGCAGCCCAACTGGTCTCGATGTTCCAGACCAACAGCGTGGCGTTCCGCGCCGAGCGCACGCTGAACTGGACCAGGCGCCGCGACACCGGCGTGGCGCTCATCTCCGGTGTCGCCTGGGGCGAACCGGACGGCAGCTAATTCTCCTCCCGACCTTGAGGTGGGCGGCCTCGGCTGCCCGCCTCGTTTCAACCCAAGTCCCGGAGGTCCGAGATGACCAAGAGCCTGATCGCCACCCAGCACATGACCTACGCCACGCGCCGCCTTCGCCCGGGACAGCCGTTCCAGGCCAGCGACAGGGACGCCGCGCTCCTCGTCAAGATCAAGCGGGCGCGCGAGGTTGGCGCCCTCGGCGCACCCCCGGACTCCGTGGCAGCGAAGATCAAGCCGACGGGGCAGGACCCTGACGCAGAGATGAAGGCCCTCCGGGCTCAGTACATGGTGGTGTTCGGCAAACGCCCCGGCCCGAAGTGGGGACCGGACGAGCTGACCCGCCGCATCGCCGAGGCCACGAAGTCCTGATGGACATCGTCTACCCGTATAAGAGCGCGCCGGACGATTTCGAGCTCCGCTATTCGCTGCGGTCGCTGGTCAATGTCCCCCACGAGCGGGTGATCGTGGCCGGGGACCGGCCGATCATCATCAGCAGGGAAGTGGTGCGCATCCCGGTCGACCCGATGGCTGACCGTTATCAGTCCTCCACGGCCAACATCGTGGCGGCCATCGAGCGGGCAGGGGTGACGGGCGATTTCATCCTCATGCACGACGACATGTTCGTGCTCGAGCCCTGGTCTGCCCAGCACGAGCATCGTGGCACGATCGACGAGTACATGCGGGCGGGCGGCGCCGGCGGCGAGTACCTGGCCCGGGCGGCCAGCACTCGCGATCTTCTGCGGGTGCATGGCGTCGCGGAGCCGCTGTTCTTCGGCCTTCACACGCCCACGATCTACAATGCCGAGCGGGTGCTCGACCTGGTTCGCGAGTTCGAGGGGCGGCGATACTTGCTGCGCACGCTCTACCACAACCTTTTTCCGGCCCCGAGCCGCCAGCGCGACGACGTCAAGGTGCGGGCGTGGACAGGTTCGGCTGGCGGGGACGTCCTGTCCATTTCTGACGAGTGCGCTGGGCATCCAGACTTCAAGTCGTGGATCGCCGCCCGTTTCCCGGAGCGGTCCAGCTATGAGGTCGCCTCCGGCGGGCGGTGCCTGATCCTTGGCTATGCCCCAACGGTCTGGGCCGAGGCAGAGGCAGCCCTGGATGAAGGAGCATTCGACGTGGTGATCGCTTCGCCCGAGGCGGCCGAGAGCTGGCCGGGCGAGGTTACCGCGCTCGCATACGATGACAATCACGCCGAGCATCTGGCTCGCGTCTACGGTTTCGATGACTGGACCTGGTGCGGGCGCACCATCAAGGAGGCGGCATGAGAATCTTCGGTTTGCCAGTCTCATGGAAGCGGGTCGAGAAAGCGCGGTCGTCGATTCCGTCCAATCGTGGATGGTGGCCGCTGATCCTTGAGTCTTTTTCGGGCGCTTGGCAGCAGAACGTCGAGGTGAAGCTCGACAGCGTCCTCTCCTTCCACGCGGTTTTCGCGTGCCAGACGCTCATTGCGTCGGACATCTCGAAGCTGCGCATCAAGCTGGTGGCCAAGTCCGAGGATGGCATCTGGAGCGAGACGGCGAACCCGGCGTATTCGCCCGTGTTGCGCAAGCCCAACCATTTTCAGAACCGCATGCAGTTCTTCGAATCCTGGGTGCTGTCCAAGCTTCAGCGCGGTAACGCCTATGTGCTGAAGCAGCGTGATGGTCGCGGGGTGGTGACAAGGCTCTATGTCCTCGACCCTACGCTGGTGAGGCCGCTCGTCGCCGACAATGGCGACGTCTACTACGAGCTCAACACGGACTCGCTGTCGGGCCTCCCGGCTGCAGTGACGGTGCCGGCCTCCGAGGTCATCCACGACCGGTTCAACTGCTCCTTCCACCCCCTGGTCGGGCTCTCGCCGATCTTCGCCAATGGCCTTGCGGCGACGCAGGGCCTGGCCATTCAGAACAGCTCGACCCAGTACTACCAGAACGGCTCCATGCCGGGCGGTATCCTCGTGGCAGCCGGCCATATCGATCAGGCTGACGCCGAGGAGATGAAGACTGCGTGGGAGGCCAACTACGGTGGCCGCAACCGCGGGAAGGTGGCCGTGCTCGGCGACGGGCTCAAGTTTGAGCAGCTGTCGATGAAGAACACGGATGCCCAGACCATCGAGCAGTTGAAGTGGTCGGCAGAGGTGGTGTGCTCCACCTATCACGTGCCGCCCTACAAGATCGGCGTCGGCGACATGCCGAGCTTCAACAACGTCCAGGCCCTGAACGTCGAGTACTATTCCCAGGCGCTCCAGGTGCTGATCGAGGCGATCGAGCTCTGCCTCGATGAGGGCCTCAACACCGGCGAGAGCCTGGGGACCGAATTCGACATCGACAACCTGCTCCGCATGGACTCGGTCACGCAGATGGACGTGCTCGACAAGGCAGCGGGCATCATGACCATCGATGAGATGCGGCGCCGCCTGGGTCTGGGCAAGATCAGGGGTGGGGCTGACGTCTATCTCCAGCAGCAGAACTACAGCCTCACGGCGCTCCAGAAGCGCGACCAACAGGATGACCCGTTCGGAACCGGCGGAGGCGCGCCCGTAGCGGCGCCTGCTGATGATGACAGTGAGCCGGATATGACGCCCGCCGCTGCTCAGGACGCCGCTCGGGCGATCCTCGAGGCGGAGTTCAAGGACATGGCGCCCATACTGGCGCTCCCGAAGCCACAGAGGGCCGCCTGATATGAAGCACTCGGACATCGTGTTGCTCATGAAGGGCATTGCGCCGACGCTCCGCGAGTTTGTGGCCGCTTCTGTGCAGCCGCTGGCCGAGCGCATTGTCGCGCTCGAGCGCCAGCTCGCCGAGCAGCCCCTGCCCGAGAAGGGCGACCCGGGCGAGGTGGACATGCTCGCTGTTTCCCAGATGGTCGAGGGCGCCGTGACCAAGGCCGTCTACAAGATTGAGCCTCGCGCGCCCGACCCAGACGTTCTGCGCTCGCTTGTCATCGAGGAGGTCGCCAAGCTCCCCCCCGCCGAGCCTGTCGCGCCAGATCCCTATGAGCCTGATCCCGAAAAGGTGCGGCAGATGCTCGAAGCAATCGCGCGCCCCGTTCTGGACGAGGCCATTGCGGCCATTCCCGAGCCTCAGGACGGCAAGAGCGTCACACCCGAGGACGTGGCTCCGATGGTGGCGGAACTCGTCTCCTCGGCTATGGCTGAGGTCGTGCGTGGTCTCCCGGTCCCGGAAGACGGCAAGGACGGTGTCGGCGTCGCTGGTGCCCTGATCGATCGGGCCGGCAATCTAGTCCTGACGCTCTCCAATGGCGACACCAAGGAACTGGGCCAGGTGGTCGGTCGCGATGCAGATGAGGCCGCTATCGAGCGCCGCATCAAGGAACTGGTCGATGCCATTCCGCGCCCGAAGGATGGGCTAGACGGTCTCGGTTTCGACGATCTCGAAGTGATCCACGACGGTGCCCGCTCTTTCACCTTCCGGTTCGCCAGCGGGGAGAAGATGAAGGAGTTCGCCTTCACGCTGCCCGTGATGCTCGACCGCGGCGTCTATCATGACGGCCGTAAGTACCAACCCGGTGATGGCGTTACCTGGGGCGGCTCGTACTGGATTTGCCAGAAGGACACCGGCGCGAAGCCGGACCAGAGCGATGATTGGCGCCTCGCCGTCAAGAAGGGTCAGAACGGCAAGGATTATGTCCTGAAGGAGAAGGCGGCTCCCCAGCCGGTCAAGGTGGGCTGATGGCTCTCGTCACACTGAAGCAGGTCAACGATGCCCTGCGCCTCGATCTGCAAGGCACTGAGCCGGATTACGAAGATGACGAGCGCACGCCCGATGTTGAGCTGAAGATCAAGCAGGCCGAAGACATCGTCCTCGACTTCATCCAGCCGAAGCCCGAAACGCCTTGGACCGAAAGTACGGTTCCTGGCCGGGTGACCGGCGCCATCATCATGGCCGTGAAATGTCTACTCGACGACACAGAGGAGTCGATGGCCATGCTGTCCGGGCTCGCCGGAACAGCCGGCGCCGACAATCCAAAGAACCCCATCGCGGCGCTTCTCTGGCGCCTGCGGAAACCTTCGCTCGCATAGGAGCGCCAGATGACACTCTCAGGCCGTCGCATCCGGTTCCTCGTGGACTGGGACTGGAAACCCTCGCCCATGGCTACGATTGCCTACAAGGCCGGTCAGGTCGCGTTCGTGCGTCTGGAATGTGCCGAGAAAGCGCTGAAATTGGGCAAGGCCAAGCTGGTGGAGACTGCTGCGCCGCCAGCAGGTGTTGCGGCAACTATTGCCGCCAAGGGCAGGAAGGGGGCTCGTCGTGCCCGTGCCTGAACCCAACGTCCGGATCACCAAGTCGGCCAACCGTAGATCGTTCAGGGTTTTCGTCGGCGGCGAGCTTATGGCCGGCGTCCTGGGCGTGACCGTCCACCAACCTTTGAAGCGCTCTGCCGGGCCTGATGGCTGCGAGGTGGTTGAAAAGGATGGGGGCGCGGTGGTGCTGATCGAGGTCGCCGCTAAACTTGTTGTCTTCGGGGATGAGAATGGCTGACGGCAATCGGCGTGTCGGCGCGCTGCGATATAGGCTGTGCTTCCAGAACCGGCCCATGGTCGACGATGGCCTCGGCAATCAGGTTCCGGGCGGGCAGTTCGAGACGCAGTTCTCGCTGGCTGCGGCCATGGTGCCGCGCACGGGTGGCGAGAGCGTCACGGCGGCCCGCCTGCAGGGCAACCAGCCGTATGTCGTGACGGTTCGGTACTCAGCGCGCCTGGCGGATGTCACGCCCGCGTGGAGGCTCGTGGACGAGCGGGCGGGGTTCACTGACGAGGAGCCGAACCGGTTCTTCAACATCGTGGCCCCAGGCACAGACCCCGACGGCAAGCGGCAGTGGATGGAGTTCCTGGTGATGGAAGGGCGGCCGAGCTGATGGCCACCAAGGTCGAGGGGCTGGATCGGCTGAAGCGGAAGTTGCGACGCTTTCCTGAGATAGCGCGCGAGCAGATCGCGAGAGCGATGGAGCAGAGCGCTCAAGAAGTCGTGGAAATGGCGCGCCGTTTGGCCCCTGTCGACGACGGGGATCTGCGCGACAGCATTGGATGGAGTTGGTACGGCGCTCCGCAGGGATCGATTGTGCTGGGCGAGGTGCGCCCGGAAGGGTCGCGCGGGGCGGGGAACCTGTCGATCGTGATTTACGCGGGCGATGATCGCGCCTGGTACGCCAGATTCGTGGAATTCGGGAC